GGCATTTTGCTTTTGCTTTTGGATACCCGACCAAATGTGCTGCAGCTCAGTCGGCGATTCGTCATCCATCCACTTTGCATAAACCTCAACCAGCATGGTGAAGTCTTTGTGGCCCATCTGTTTTGCGATGAAGGCAAGGTTACCACGGGCAGTTAGGCACCAGCAGGCGTAGGTGTGCCGAGTTTGGTATGGGCGACGATGCCTTATTTCTGCCCTTCGCTGGATATTGCCCCACTTGGTATTCCATCCCGTCGGTGTGAACCAGGTGTTGATTATCTCCTTCCGCGCCTGAGTGCTTGGAGATAGCAGCGGCGTTACCTGGTCGATTCGGCTTTCATGACGATTTTGATGTACGCGGACTTTCACGGGCTTCAGATCGGCTACCAGGCTGATCAATTGCCTGCACGCTTCAATAGCGGGTGGCATCAGTAGGACCGAACGGCTTTTTTCGGTTTTTGGGACTTTGAAGTCACCGTCCGCAGTGATTGCTCTGGTGATGTTGATCACGCCTGCTTCCAGATCAATGTCCTCAACTGCCAAGGCGCAAAGTTCCCCTGGGCGCAACCCGGTGTAAACGGCCAGTGTTACTGCTGCGCGGTCCTGCACATGTAGGCAACCTTTAGTGAGCAGCAGATCAAACTCATCCCTTGTAAGCGGATCTGGGTCTTTCACGCTCATGGCAAAACGGTTACAGGCAGCGGCGAGCCCGGCCCGTGCATATCCGTTTGTTTCGCACCAAGCCAGGAAACCTGCGAACGTCGCCAAGTAGTGGTTGCTGGTGGAGGGAGCCCGATCTGTGATCAGTTGCGTGCGCAAGAGCTGGACGTCTTCAGGTAGAAGGATGCTGGCAAAGCGGTCAATCCCTACTAGCTCAACGCATATATCCAAGGCGACGGCATACTTACTTTCAGTCATTGGCGTGATGTCTACCGCCTTCAGCACCTTGTACCGCGCTAGCAATGACTTTAGGGGCTCATCCCTGCGCGAGCTTTTGTTCTGGGTGTTCAGTGAGTTAGGGAAGTGGCGACCAAAATCAAAGGTCCCTGTCTTGATCTCATAAAGAATAGCCGCCCTTAATTGGGCGGCATGCTTGATGTTGGCTTTGGTGGGGAGGAGGCCTAGTGATTGGCGGTATCGGTTGCGCCGCCACATGAATAAGATCCTCAAGTAGCCGCCATGCAGCTCGAGACCCTTATGTTTCGCGAGCTCGATTTCTAGGCTGCTTCTTGCGGTGCGCTCTCGGCCCACTTGTCGTACTCCGTCATGTTGATTGCGATGCGGCCGTCCGGAGTTTTTCTCCAGACGCGGCCCTGGGCCCATGTACCGTTTTTCACTTTGTGTCGGATAGCGTCCTCGCTGTAGCCGGTGAGCTCCGACGCGCGGTTGATCATTACCCAGCGTGGAAGACTCATCGGCAATCTCTCCACCGGTGTGCGTTCTCCGCCTGCCGCGCTTTCGAGCAGGCATCGTGATTGCCATGTGCACGGCTCGTGTTGCACTTGTCGCAGATCACTTGCAGGTCAAGGCGGACCGGTGCTGCCCGTTTTCGTACGGTGCGGCGTAGAGGGTTATTCATGCTGCCTCCTTGCGGATGTGCTGTCCGCGGCGGCCAGAGGTGTCCGTCGGTGTGTCGTTGGTCAGCGATCGAAGGCGTGGGCCTGTGATCAGCGCGATGGGGAATGACAGGACTGCCCAGAGGGTCAAGCCAAGGGCCCATGTCATTCATCACCGCCTGCGAATCGCGTTCGCGCGATCCCCATAAACTTTCGGATCTTCACCGCGTTGGCGAAAGCCTCGCCGATGGATTCGGGATTAGCGCATTCGGCCAGCAACTGCCGCGCCTCGGTCAGCTCGGATTGCACCTTATTCGCAAAGTCTTGAGCTTCGATCCGCAGATTCTTCTGGTGGGTCAGCTCGTCGTGGAGCGCAGCACGACTCAGCGTGATCCTCGTCAGTTCAGCCTGTAGCCGGATTGCATGGGCGCGGTCGACCAGCTCTGTACCAACTGGAAGCGCGTCGATTCCCGGCAGTTGCGTCACTAAGGTCTCGGGAACGGGATCCTCCGTCTGTGTGATCACCGCGACTACATCCGGACTCTCGTCAGCAGGCGCGCAGGTCATGCGATCGCCCTCGGAGCTGCTGCTTGTCCTCGCTGCACGTCTTGAGCTTTGATTTCCGAAAGGACGCGGTTTGCGATGGTGTTGAGGTGCTCGATCTGAGCGGTTGCTCGGGTTGTCCACGGCTGCGCTCCGGTCATCGGCTGCCATGTTTCGCGCGCAAGCTTCAAAGTGATCACGATGTCGTAGAGCATCTGCAGGTCTTGAGGGTTGAGCGTGGGGTTCCGATCTTGTTGACCGGTGAACTCGGTGCGGAGACGGTCTTTTTCCTCCTCGTGGCGAGTGATCATTGCGGATAGATCATTTTGCAAAGCGTTGTACCGCGCATCGCCCCTGGCTCGGCCGGTGGACAGACCTTTGTGGAACTGATGTGCGCTAATTCGCCGGGCGGCTTTGATGGCCAGCATTAATCCCAGGGCGAGGACGATGATCAGTGCTATGGCGACGTAATATTGAATCTGCATGTGCTGTGCTCCAGTTACCCGGCAACGGGGCATTGGTGAGAGGACGGTGCCGGGCTTGGTGGGTTTAGTTACTGCGCGAGTTGGAATGTGCCAATTGTCAGGTCGGTGGCTTCACCCACCTGTTCTGCCACTACATCCTTGAACTCCTGGGCTAGGTCTTCGCGCAGTTGGGCTTCACCAATCCAGCGAAGACGCAACACTGGCTGGTCGCCTCCGGTCAGTACGGCAACGCGTAGTTGAATGGTCTGCGCTTGAAGTCCTTCGTATGGAATGACGCTGAACAGCAGCTCGGCCGGAAGGCCCTCCGCCGACTTTGCTTCGATCTGATCCATGTCGCCCACGGTGTGTTCGCTTTTGCGGGCTTGCTCGATCGTGATAGAGCGAATTGCTCCAGCAGCCCGGCGCAGTTCAATTTCGGTACCGTCAGCTGTTCGCGCTGAAAGGTTGGGAGCCCAGTCTTCAATGAAGTCGCTGAGCTCTTTTTGGGTGTGTTTCGATGCTGCTGCGCGCTCCAGCGCAATGAAGGCCGCCGTCTTTTTCAGGTGCAGGGCGGAGGTAAAGTCGCCGTGGCCTGGATTGTCTTGGTCGCCCAGGTTGAAGATCACGATGCAGGTCATCGCTTCACCGTCAACGAAGCCGGATGTCTGGCCGTCGGCATGGGTCAGCACGTAAGCAGCGAAGTCCCTGAGCGAGCTGGTGGACAGAACACCGCGGAACCGGCAGCGTGTCGGGCCGAATTTTTCGAGGCTGCTAATTTTTGCGTCAGACGGCAGAACAATCGTCGGCGTGTGCGTCTCGAGAGGCTTTGCGTTCGCAATAACTGCGGTGTCTTGAATCAGCTGAATCGCTTTGGCTTCCATTGGATCGAGTTTCCTGTGGTGAGAAGAATGGATTTTTCGTTGTTACTGTTTTGCGTGGATCGGTGCTGCGCTCCGGTCAAACAACTGGGCAGCTGCCGGCGTTTCTGGGAACAGCGTCATGCGTCCGCCTTCGCCGACGTACATTGGCGTTTCGAGCGTGGTGTCCTCAGTGCGACTGCCGCGTTTTGTGGGCACCTTGTAAGCGAGCTTGTGTGTGACTGCCACTTGGTGACTGCTGGCAATTTGCTTCAGGGAGAAAGTCAGCGTGACGGTGCCAACTTTGCTGTTGTCCACCACGCCGGCGGCGACTTCAGAAAGCGCGTGACCAATCTGATCGGCGAAAACGCCTGCGTTGAGCTCACCGATAAACTCGGCGGTGTCTGTAGGTTTCATGTGCTGTGCCTTGTGGTTTATATGCCGCTGAAAGGCAGCGGCCACCTATGGTTCAGGCGGCTTGCTTTGCTGACTGTGCGTCGAGGTAGTCCGCCAGATCGTGCAGATACACCACCGGCTGTCCTTTGCTGGAGCCACCCAGCCGAGTGACTTTCAGCGGGATGGCTCCAGCATTGATCCTGCGCAGCAGGTACCGGTCACTGGCGATATGCGAGAAGTACTTGGCTCTGACGGACGAAAGCGTCGGGCATGGTGTTGCGAACTCTTCGCGCAATTGGTCGAGGGTGTGGTTCACGCGGATGCCTCCCCGAACCCCTCCATTGGGGGCAGCAACTGCAGGCGAATCAATTCAGCGAGACCTTGTTTCGTTTTCCCGGAGGCTGTCGCGAGCAATCTCCCTTGGGCGTCCGCTACCACTGCGCCGTACGGGCGCTCGGGGCAGTTGGTTGGTGTCACGTAGGCAATTTGTCCGTCGCCAACGATTGCATCGACCAAGCGAAAAGCTTCCGCGAGCTCGCTGGTAACCGCTGGCAAGCCTTCGAGCATTTCCAGCGCCTCGGTTGTTGCCCCGATCAGGGTAGAACGGCTGATGACGGTTGGATGATTGAGAAACATCGGGACCAGTTTCAGTGCGCCGATAGCATGGGTGATCGCGGTCTGATTCATGCTGCTGTGTCCTTTTTCTGAACCGTGACGGTGATTCCGAGCTGCTTCGCCAGCCAGTCGATGCCCGCTTCCTTCACCATGACCACCGCGTAGTGGCGGTACTGCTGGATCTTTGGGTTCCAGTGGCTGCGAGGGTCCGAGTACAGATAGCCCTTGCCTCGGTGATGGCTCGCTAGATCGCCTGCAGGTGTCAATATGCGCAGTTCCCGCAGGCGAGTGCGGAGAGTGCGGGGCTTGAGGCCGAGCACTGCGGCGGCTTCGTCCAGGGTTCTGTTCATTGGCGGGCGCTCAGGCTGCAGCGCGCGCAATGCGGGCTTGTAATGCATGAACCAATTCTTGGATTTGGCTATGCAGGCTCTGTATGCCGCCATCGTTTACGAGCACGAGGTCATCCCGGTTCATCGAAACGCCTGCTTCACTTTCGTGAGGGTTTACTGTTGGCGCATCGAAGCGCTGCAGGTGAACGATCACGCCGCCACGCTTGCGAATGAAGTCGGCTTCGTTTTCAAAGCGAACGTCGCTGATCACGAAATGAGGCGCGGGCCATGATGCATTCGCCTGCGCGTCGAAGTGTTGCTCGGCCAGGTCAACCCAGAGGTTTGCGCTGATCATATGGCGGCCCCACTCGGTGCCAAGAAGTTGCATAAGCTGACGCGGGGAGCGGCCCAACCATGCGATAGGCTCTTCTTTCGCCTTACCCTCAAAAGCATCTGGCGAGAGTTTAAAGATCGCCATCAGCGCGTTGCGGAGTGGGTCCGCGAAGGCATAGCTCTCGAAGCCGTGCTCGAGCGCCAGGTGGTGGGCTGTGGTGGATTTTCCTGTGCGAGCAGGGCCAGTCAGGCCGATGAGAAGTTGTTTCATGCCGCATCCCCCCCGAACGGGCCGCAATCAGCTGGTGCTGCGCGAACAACGGCGCGTGCGAGGCGGGACTTCGGGGAGATGATGACAAGCAGTCCAGTCTTGCGCTGGATTGCATTGATTGCCGCCGGGTTGGTAGCCGCTGCCGGGTGCAGGTACACCGGGCAGCGGGTTGTAGGCTGGATCGTTTGCATGGCTCGTACTCTGTGGTGAGAGGGGTACGGCACAGACAATACGATATGTATTTGCAATAGGCAATACGGATTGTATTTTATTGCAACTCTGCGTGCTGGCTACTAATCGCTGACTGTCACAAACCATGATATGAGCAGGGATTGATCTTCACGCGCTACCACCAATACGCCCTCCGCTTCCTGCAGCTCAGAAATTAAACGGTCCCAGTTTCGCCTGGAATCTGATGGTTCGCGGACGATCACAGCTTGGTGGTCAATCTGCGCTTTCTGGCTTGCTAAAATGGTTTGAATTCGGCGGGTGAGCTTGACGTATTGATCTTGCTCGGTGATGTCTGGGGTCCAACTGCTCATATGAAAAACCTCCCTTTACTGTGTTTATATACAGTATGTCGAAGTCGCTTGCGGTTCAAGGCTGACGCGCCGATGCCGACAAAAAAGGAGGAAATTGCCTACGGGGAGGCGAAAAAAAACCCTGCTTGGCAGGGCGTTGTTTGACTGGAACAGAGGTTAAAGCGTCATCTTTGCGAGGCTGACAACTCCTATCACGCGGCATTGCGGATTGAGCGGGATAAGTGGATACGATGGGTTCAGTGCTTTAAGGAAGCGCTGGCCCGAGTCCTCTACTAGCTTTTTGAACGTAGCCTCGTTGCTCTCTGGTAGTTTGGCAATCACAAGCTTCCCAGGGCTGGGTTCAATACCCGTATCGACCAAAATCAGCATACCTTCTGGCACGCTTTGACCCACTGGGGAGGTCATTGAGTCGCCACGCACCTTCAGCCAGAAAGCAGGACCCTTTGCCTTGTAATCGCTCAGCTCATAGTCCGCGGCACCTGGCTCGAACGGCTCAACCGCTTCTGCCCAGTCTCCGGCGGTAACCCAGCTCACTACAGGGTATCGATATAGACGATCGGGAGGAGGTAGAGGTGCTGCACCTTCGGCACCGTTGGGCCCGGGGACGATTATTGCTAGGCCGGGCACTCCGAGTACGGCAAGAAGACGATTGATCATCTCCAGCTTTGGCTCGCGTTTTCCGTTGAGCCAGTGGCCTACAGCCCCTTGTGTGACGCCCAACCGTTCAGCCATCTGCTCTTGGCTAATGTCCTGGGCTTCCATGATTTTTTTCGCAATTTCATACCATTCGCTCATGCCCAAAATAATACAGGGCGTATTTTTATGGGCAATCGACAGACTGTATTGAGAGCTTGCATGGAAAAAATACAAAGTGTATTGTCTCGTTCGAACATTGAGGAGGTTGCCATGAGCGCCCTAAGTATTGCTCGAAAGGCTGCAAAGCTTACGCAGCAGGAGCTGGCTGAAAAAGTCGGAATGACGCAAGCCGCAATCGGACACTACGAGACACTACGGCGGACTCCGGGATTGGCCGAATGCCGTCGAATTGTTTCGATACTGAAATCGTTTGGAGTTGCTTGCAGCCTGGAGAGCGTTTTTCCAGAAGGCGAGATTGGTAGCCAGGCCAAGTCGGCTGCATAAAACTTTCGAAGGCGCCGGACTGGGTCCTCTCACCACAAGATCCCCCAGTCCAGCTACGACGATACACAGCACATGCACATCGGTCGTGGTCGTAGGATAGGGCGTGCCCTGGCCTATGGCTACACCGTAAAAGGGGTATTTACGGTTATGAGTCGCACTGATCTTTTGCCTGACTCTGGTCAGGTCCTTACTCTGCGCCAAGCGCTTTACCGCGCAGGTCGCGACTATAAGGGTGGCCTGACTGCCCTTGCTTTCGACATGGTCATCGAAAATGACACCCTCCAGAAGAAACTAAAGCTTGATGAGGAGCGCCGCTGGCTGACTCCTGATGAGCTGGAGGAAGTCATTCGCCTTACCGGTGATTACCGTTTGCTCGACGCTTTGATGCGTCCTGCGGGTGCTGTCTGGTACAGGCCTGTGCCAGTTGCCGCTACTAAGGAAGCGCTAATCGCGGTGGGCAAATTGCTCGGTGAAACCGGCGAGTTCGTAGCGGCCATGCATGACGGTGCGGCCGATAACATCTGGGAACTCCACGAAGTCATCGATCTTGAGAAGCACGGCGCGGATGTGATCCGTGAAGTGCTCGGCATCATGGCGGGTGCTCGCAAGAGCATGGAGGACCGCGAGAATGGCTGATGTCATTGATGTGGCCAACGATCAGGCTCAGTACCTTCTCGATGTTGCTTTGCAGCAGCGCGTCAAACTGCCCGTCCGGGCTAGCGCAAAATATTGCTACGACTGTGGCGACGATATCCCGCTGCTGCGGCAGCAGAAGGTAGTTGGTTGCCAAACGTGCGTGGGTTGTCAGCAGCTGCGGGAGCGGCGGAAATGACCGAGCGTTCGAACCCTAGCAGTATCGCAACATGGGCTCGTCGTTACATCGAAACCTTCAATCTCGCGCTGGTCTCTATCGAGCCCGGTGATAAAGCTCCGAAGGGCATGGGCTGGAACAAGCCGGGCGGCTACATCACGGACGCCGATCGGGCCGAGGCGTTTTGGAAGTCTCACCCCGAGCACAACATGGGTGTTGTGCTCGGGCCAAGTCGCGTGTGTTCGTTAGATGTAGACGACGTCGAATATACGCGCCAGATATTCGCGGACCTGCTCGGTCTGGGTTTGGACGTTATGGCGGACGATTACCCGACCGTAGTCGGCAACCCGGCGCGATTCCGGGTGCTGTTTGCACTCCCGGAAGGCGTAGATCTGACGCGGCACTCCCTCGCGTGGCCGAATCCAAACGATCCGGATGGGTCGAAGCACAAGTCGCTGATCATGAAAGCGAACTCTGCCAAGGATGCGGGAGACA